TGCGTTCATTTGATCGCCTTGGCGCGCACATGCGCATGGAAATGCTTGCCGATTGAGTCCGCATCGCGGAATCGTTCAAACTCTTGCTTCGTGAACGGCCCAAACGGATGCGTCCCGCCCGAGTGAAACTCAACATGCACGGTGTTCGTGGACGGATCGTGCCCAACAGCCTTGATAGCCGTAGAGTTCACCGGAACCATGTCAGTTGCCATAGCCTGTCAGCCTCTCTTGTAGCCGCTGCCGGTCTCTGCGCTGACTCCGCGCGGCGAAGGCCCGCGCACTGGGCGATTTGTCATCGCCACGCGCAGCGGAACCGCAGGCTTCGGCGCCGGAGTTCTCAGCAGCAGCGCGTGAATCATCGGGGGTGTCCAGGTCATTAGTCCACCGCCGGGGTGTGGCCTTTGCCTGCATCGTCGGCATCATGATCGTTCTCGCCTTCGCCAGGCTCCGGCAACTTCAGCACATTAGCCACATGAGCCAGCATCTCCTCATGCTCGCCCGCGCTGAAAGGCTTCTCCGCCTCGCGCGAGCGTCCATACTCCTCGCCCTTTTCGCGCATGACGGTATGCACGGTGTGGCCGCCGCCCTTCACCACGTTGCCGTGCGCATCCCGTTCCGGGTGGATCTCCACGTGATGCAGTTGGAACTCCTTCTTCTTCTCGCGCGACTTCGCGTTCAAGTCCATCGCTTCAGCTTGGTTCATCGTGTCACTCTCCTCACCTTCGCCCCGGCTCAACCGATCTACTTCGCCGGTTGCGAGTTATTCCACTCGTTCGTTAAAGCGTCAAATGCCGCCTCAGTGCGCAGCTTCGTCTTGCTCGTCTGCCGCCCGCACTTCCCGCACCGCAAACCCAGAGCATCGCCCTGCTCCACGCGCAAAGCGTACCCACCGCACGTACAGGGGGCGGCATTGATCTGCTTTCCATTCATGCGGCTACTCCCCCAGAATCCGGTTAGCCTTCGCCCTGATCCGCGCCGCTGCCGAGCTCGGCAGCTTGCCCTTTTCCACCATCTGCGTCGCGCGCCCCTTGGCATCCGCCGCGTGCGCCTTGTCCGGCATCGGATACTTCCGCGACCCCGGCAGTCCAAACTGACTCGCCGGAAGATTGTTTCGCGTTCCCGCATTCAGCTTCGCCATTTAGAGCTTCTCCCATGCAGCAACAACCTGATTCGCCAGGATGATTGCCTGGCCCGCCGGCACGCCCTGTCCAAGAAGCGTGACTACTACGTTGTAGAAAACATCCCGTTTTGTCATTTCAACTCCACACCCCCACCCTGACAGGCGGCTCTTGCGCTTCCACGCGCGCCTTTTCCCGCTCCGGCTCGCGGATCGACACCGCGAAGTACCGGAACGCATCCGCCGGATGCGACGACCAATCATGCAGCGGTTCACGTTTGTAGACCTGATGCTTCGAGTCGCTCATCTGCTCGTCGCTTTCGTACCGGTAATGCTTTAGCGCCTGGAGACCCTCAGCGCACTTCTCTGTATCGAACCAGCAGCGATTGAAGATCGTCCTTACCGCCGCCAGTCCATCCACCAGGCTCAAGTTCGGTACGATGCGTACTTTGTAGCCGCCAGCCTCAACGAGCTGCTGCACGCTGCGCCCGCCCGCTGCCAGCGTCTTAGCCCGCGCATCGTGCGGAAGAAAGGCTGTGCGGTAGTTATACGGTCGCTTATTCAGCTCGCCGAGGTAATAGCTCACATCTTTCAAGTGATCCGACACGAAATCGATCAGCCGAAACTCAAATCCGATGCTCTGCCCAAACCAGATCGATACGTTGTCGCCGAACCCCAAATCCCACCACGTGTCCACGGGTCGCGAGGCATCGTATGGAACCCGCGTAATGCGCCCTTCCTTCTCCGCGGCAATCAGTTGATCCTTGTACACCGCGCCCGTCACAGCCGGGCGGCAGACGCCCTCGTAAACGTGCTCGAACTCTAGCGGGTCTTTAGCTTTCAAGTCCGCCATATCCCGCTTGATCTCCTCTGACAGAAACGGGTTGTCTTGATACCCCGTCTTCACCACCACCGCGCCCTCCGGAGGATGCACCACCAATCGCTGGTATGTCTCATCCGTCTCCAATTCCGGATTGAAGCTTGCCCAGATCTCCGAGCCCGGTTTGCGGATCGTGGGAATCACGATATTCCAAGACTTCTTCGAAACGTTCTGCGCTTCTTCCAGCCAGAAAATGTCAACCGATTCGAGCGACTTGATGTTGTGGATACTTTGGTCGCGCAATCCGTGGTAAGTAAAGGCTGTCCCGTTGATGCCGCGAATCGTCTTTCGCAGCGGATGGTAAAAGTCGCCCATTCCCAGCAGTACTATCTGGTCTTGCAGCAATTGATGCACGCTGTCATCAATCGACTGCATCGTTTCGCGGCCGCAGCCGATGCGCAGCTTGCTCACCATGCCTAACGCCAACAATGCACGGGCAAAGCTCCAGCTCTTGATTCCCGCTCTACCGCCCCATGCAGTCTTGATACGGGCCGGCTGAAACAGGAAGGCCATCTTCTCCGGGATCTCGATGATCATTGCGGCCGTACGAGAACGATCTTGATCGTGGAGTCTGCCGGCAACCCGTTCGCGCCTGTCTCCACCGTCGCGCCAAAACTCGACTCGCCAAACAGCCCTAGATGCTTGCCCAGCCGCTCCAGGTTCGATCCTTTGTCGGCCATCTTCAACTTCTGCTTGCGCGTCACAACCAACGGCTTCACCCCTTCGCCGTCAGCATCTCCAAGCGTCTCCTGCGTCTCATCCTCAACTGAAGAAACGGCCGCCCTCGTGAAGTCGTCCAACTGATACACTGGAATGCGGTTTCCGTCCTTGTCGTACAGCTTGCCCGGATCGTAGTACGCCAGCTTAGCCAGCTCCTGCAGAGTCCGCTCCGCCGTAATCTCCAGCTTCGTGCACTGCCTCTCCCGCCAAATCGCAATCGCCGCCGCAACCTTAGCATTCTTTAGCATTCGGGCGGCTGCCACGTGAGCGCTCTTCTCCGGGAAGCCGGCGGCAATCGCAGCTCGCGTGCCGTTGCCGTCCTTGATGTACTCCCCGTAAAAGATCGCCTGCTTCGGTGTCATCGCTCTACCACTCCAATGCTCGCTGCGCCTCGCGTATCGCCTTCAAATCCTCGTCTGTTTCCAGCCGCCTCCGCTCACGCTTCTGTGTCCGCGTCGCCTTCAGGCCTCCGCTCCATCTCGGAATCGATTCGAGCAGTGCTCGCCGCACCGCCGCTTCAACCCACCCCGGCTCCGTCTCCCATTCGGCCGCTACTTCCGCAATCGACTTGCCACCAGCAAACTGCATCGCCGCCACTTCGCCCGCTACTTCATCGCCTTCCATCGCATAACCCTACGACCGCCAGAGAGCCTGCTCGGCCTGGCGCCGCGCCTTCAGTGCCGCCAACTCCACTTCCTTGCCAGCTTCTAGGCCATGATCCCAATTACCAAGCTGGAAGCACGCGTCCACATAGTGACCGCCGTTGAGATATTTCAGCAGCGTTGACCCAGACAGCCGTCCCGCGCCGAGGTTGAAGACGAAATCCACGAGCGCATCAAACTGGCCCTGCGTAAGCGGAACCTTGACCAGGCGCGCAAGTTCCTGCTCAGCCTCGGTCACATCCGCCTCAAGCATCAACTGCGCCTGCAGCGTCGTGATGCCGTTCGGGAAACTCTCGCCCTGTCTCAGCAGGTGGCCATAGCCGATAGTGGGAAGACCCGCCACATCTTTGTAAACTTGAAGCCGCAAACCTTCCGATGCTTCAATCAAGCCGAGACCCGCTGGACTGGTTTTCATGATTGCCTATACCTCAATACTTCAATAGCCGCGCAGACCTTAGCATTCCTTAACATTCGGCTGCCGTAAAAAACCCCGGCGTCCCACGAAGACGATCCCCGCGCCGACGCCGGGCCCCCAAACGAGTTACACCGAATTGCCCGCTACTTGCCCCATCCGAACAAAATCCCGATGATCGGCTGATAGCCTGTCCCGCCCGAGACCGACGATTTCAGAAACCGTATCGTGGGCATCAGAACATAGTTGTTCTTCAACGGAATCACAGCAGCCGCGCCGCCATTCCACTGCCAGCCGGTATTCGTCCCGCTCCAACTGATTCCCGCAGCCGTGGGAACGTAAATCCCAATCTTTCCGAAAGAAGTCAGCTTCTGCGCCACACCTACGCCGATATTGCTGGTCACCGTGAACGGCTTAATCGTGTTCGGCAGAGCATCCACCGCCGTGAATGCATACGTTCCGCTTCCCGCAATCAGATGCGCGTAGAGCCCGGTCCCCGCTATGCCCGGGCTGGCATTCACGCTGTACGATGCGCCCGCCGCGTACAGGTCTTGAATGTCCGTTGTAGGCGTCATCAACTGCGTGACGGTCGTAGCCGTTTGAGCGTGAACAGTCACAGGCAGCAACAGCAACAGCAGAAACACGCCCAGCGTCTTGACAACCGGGATGCCGGCGGTTGACTGGCCGGAGTCCTTCGCCAGAATCAAGGCCACGCCCGCCAGGATCACAGTTGCCATGTTGACGGCGGTATACCACTCCACCGGGATTGCACTCCCGAATGTGTTCACGCCGAAGACGATCATGCTTAGCACGCCGATAATGGTCGTGATGTAGTTCTTGCAGGACCGCTCAACGAATCCCGCGATCAGCTTCTCGAGTATTTCCATTGCGATTTTCCTTTCCGTCCATTTGATGAGTCCCATGCAGGTTTCCTTTCGCGTCATTCGCCGCCGCGCGGTATTCCCAGCTTCGCTTCGGCGTGCGAGATACGCCCTTCATGATCGAAAAGCTGTTTACCGTGCTCCACGATCTCGCCGTCGTGCCGCTTCAGCCAGCCGCCCTGGTCCTTGACACGCTGGGTTAGTTGCCCGTAGATGAATACGCCAATCACCACTTGCGCGATGATTGTGCCGACAAGCTGCCAGTATTCGTTCACCGCGCCTCCTCTTACGGTCGAGGTGCTCGTGGATAAATGCGCACGGTAAGATCGCCGCACACAGGAAGGCCGCGACACTCACCGTCACGGCCTATGTTTTGCTTGGTTGTTAAATTGCCGCGCTGAGTTTTAGAGAGCAGCGGCTTGCACGCTCTACAAAGACGTCCGCTCGCATGGCCAGCCACCATTCCTGCCGGAGACTTTCTGCCCCGCCCTTCGGCGGATCATACTTCAAACCGGGCAGTTCCGCTTTAGCCATCCGTTCGCGCGTTGCCGCCTGGCTGTTTCTTAATTCAATTGCCTCAGCGAGCGTCACATCCCGAATCGATACGCCGTATTCAACCCACTCCGCCGCGCAGGCTTCAACAGCCCTCTCAGCCTGATTCAGCTTGAGACGTATTCCACGAGTCACATTTTGGACACGATGAGTTTTTGACATTAAGAGAGCCGTAACCTATCAGGGTTCGGAGCTGTTGTTTTCTGGTTCGCTTGTCATCTTACGCGCCCTAACGCATCTATAAATAGAAAACAACTACCTCTTGTTTTCCGGCATCAATTGCTGCACGCCGACGCCCAGCGCCTGCGCTATCAGCCTAAGCCGATACGGAGGACATCCCGTTCCTCCAGACTCATAGGCATAGAGCATACTGCTCGTGATTCCCGCTTGAGCCGCTAAATCCACCTGCCTCAAACCAGCTTTGCGCCGTTCCATCTCAATGCAACTGCCAATCAGCACATTGAACGCTCGCTCTGTCTCGGACTTCGCTCCATGCTTCCCCATCAGGCAACCCTCGCTCTCGCCGCCAACTCCATCATTCGTTCCACGCTGTCCCGTCTTTTAGCCTGAGAGCACACCTGTTTTCTGCGCGCCGCTAGCGAGCTCTCGGCGCTCGCTAAATACGGACGCCAGTTTCTCTTGGCATCATTAGTCAGAACCAGGCGCGCGTCCTCTGTCATGAGGTCCAGGCGCTTGACCCTGAGATTCAAGATTGCTCTAGGGCTGACTCCGTACCGTTCCGCATACTCGCGCACCTTCTGGCTATACCGCCCCCTGCCATTCATGCCGCGCGCTCTTCCCGTGCTGTATGGGCCGAGGCGTTGAACTGCTCAAGCTGCAACGCAACCAGCCTCGCCCGATCTGCCACAATCGCCCGAAACTCTTCATTCCTTCTTCCGCGCCGCCCGCGCTCCGCTTCGTTCTTGTGAGCGCGGCAATAGCGCTGCCCCTCGATCCGCTCTTCGTTGCACTCCGGTTTGCAGCACAATGTACTCACGGCCTTGTACTTCATCGCTTCTCTCCATTTCTGTTCCACGTGTAACAAAATGTTTCACGTGAAACATTCGCGTTGTTGAGTTAACTTCCCACGCTGGCGCTTGCGCGCTCCCGTTTGCGTTCGTCGATCCGCCAGCTATTCCGCCGCATCCAGATGCCGAGCCGGTAAAACTTCAGCGGCCCGTACGGACACGCCAGCAGATCGCCGATCCGGTCGTAATCGATCCATGCCGCTACCATCGCCGGCGCCACGTGCCACAGAGGCCGTCCGCGAGCGTGCTCCTGCGCAATCACCGCCGCAATCACGCTCTCCAACCCGCGCTTGCGGTCGTCGCCCACAAACCCGCACTCACGCATCACCCACTTCACCGCGCTCGGTTCGTCCGGCAGGAGTTGTTTCAATTCCTCCAGCCGTTTCGCTTTCGCGCGCTCTTCCTCCGCGGCCTCCGCGGCCTTGCGGTTCTGCTCGCGGTAGTAGTGCTCCCACTGCCTCCGCTCCATGCCGCTCGTTTTAGCCAGGTGGTCTAGCTGCTCAGCCGTGAACTCCGGGCGCGCCTCCCCCTCGCTTGCGAGGGGGTTAGGGGGTGTTGGTTCTTTTGCAGTCTTGAGTTCTTCAGTAATAGATGCTGTACTGCTGGAGCGACAGTTCTGTACGTCCAGAGCGACAGTTCTGTCGCACTTCGCTTCAGACGCAGCAAAAAGTCCGCTCTCTAAACTGTCGCTCTGAGCGACAGATGCAGCCACTTGCGCCTTACCGCCAACCACCGATGACTGGCCGCTCTTTTTCCGCGCCAGCTTCAGCCGCAGTTCGCGCACCTGCTTCTTCAACTCATCAACGCGCCCATCCGGCAGGCGAAAGCTCCCCATCTCACGGTCATACAATCCACCCTCGCGCGTGACCAGGTCTTTCACGTCGGCCAGTGCATACCGTCCCTTGCTCCGCGTGCCATGCTCGGCGGTAATCAGGCCCACAAGCTCCAAGACTTCCAGCGAGCGCGACACGGTATCTGCGCTCTTTCCGCACCACTCGGCCATCTCCCTCAAGCCCACGCGGGTGTCACTTGTCCCGCGCAGCCTGGGAGAGATGATCCACGCACCGTTCGCGTGCCGAGCAATGCGGCAGTACACCCAGATCGCGTCCGCGCCCACGATAGGCTGGTAACAATCCGCGACCTCGTTGTCCACCCAAAAATGACAGGGCTTGCGTTCGTTGCGCAGGCTCGTCATCGGTTCCGATGAATTCACAGTGCTTCCCCTAGACCCGGCGACAGCTCAACTGCGCGGGCTTTCTTGATTCCTTGTCTCGTTGCTTTTAGCTCGCCAGCCGCCGCTGCCCGCGATCCATTCCCGTCACTGGCTCAAGGCGTCTCACGTCGTCTCGACG